AGAGAACGTCACAGTGCCGGACGACGTGCCGATGTTGACAACGGACAGGTCGAACGTGCTGCCAACGGTAGCGTTGGGCAGCGCGGCTTCCAGCGTCGATGCAGCAGGCAGCGTGTAGGTTGCCGCGCTCGTGGATGGGTTGGCCACCAACATGCCGCCGACCAGTTGCGCAGCCGTCAGGGTTGCGGTAGCGGTTGCGGTCTGCGGAGCAGCCGCGTACCCCATCGTGGTTTCAGCGCGATTGCCAGGACCAACTTGGTAGCCGCCAGCGCCATTAGGGAGAGCCATGATCTATTCCTTTCAGATGAAGTTCAAAAGGGGGCCGCTATACGCTTAGCAGCCCCCGTTTCGGTTTAGCCCCAGAGACGGCAAGCCATCTGCGGACGGATGGTGCTGTAGCCGTACAGCACGTCAATCCGGCAGGGCATCCGGTCGTTGTTGATGTCGTACTGACGCACGATACGCAGGCTGATGCCGTTGTGGTTGGCGCGCGCGGCCATGTCAACACCTTGCGGCAGCAAGAGGTCAGCAGTGGCGAACGTGATCGCGTCCTTGTGGTACACCAGGTTCTGCGGGTACTGCGTAGACGCAGAACCGATGAACGTCGCTGCCTTGCTGGTAGCAGGCAGAACGTTCACGGTAGCCAGCGCGTGGTCGGCCGAGTAGATCGGAGCAACCGTAACAGTCGCCGCGCCGCCCGATGCAGTCACGTTGGCAAGCGCCACAAACTGGAACAGCGAGCCAGTAGACTCACGGGTCTGCGGGTTCACCGCAAAGCAGTCAGCCACGGTGAACACGTCGCCAGCAAGAACGGTGTTGGTGCTGCCCAAGCCGGTAAGCGCGATTGAAGTCGCGCCTTCGGCCGTCACCGCAGCAGACGTCGTGCCGTTGGTGCGCGAACCAGTCGTGAACTGCTTGATCGACTGAGACATGTTGATCTCGTCGAAGCCCAGCACGCCCGTACCCATCATGCCGTTCTTGAACTGCTTGCTGATGGTGTCGGTCGGGTTGAACAAGCCCTTCATGCCTTCCACCAGCCCGGCGTTGGCCGCAGGGTTGACGGTGGCGTAGCGAGGCGACATCACCGCAGCGTTCTCGTTGAGCTTCTGCTGGGCTTGCAGCAGAACCAGCGAGGTGGCCGGCGTGGTGCCAGGCGTACCAACGGAGTTGCCGATGGTCTTGAAGGCGTTGGCCACGTCAGCGTCGATGCTGGAGGCCAACTGGCTGATACGAGGCTTCAGCACACGGTCTGCGAAGTCGTCCAACTGCAGCGTCAGTTCAGCGGACGTGAAGTTCACGCCGATGTGCTTCTGCGAGGAGACGGTCAGGGTCGTGAACTGCTCGTTGTCGTCCTGCACTTGCAGAGCGGCGCCGTCAGTCACCAGAGCGCGGTCCGGCAGGCGGATGCGCAGCGTGGAGCCGATCTTGGCCCCTTCGACAGCGAAGCTGTCATCGTACTGGCGGTTCACGTTGCGCGTGAGCACCAGGTTGTTTTCCAAGATCTCCAGGGCCTTCCTAGTGATCATGTCAATGGTCAGAATACTATTGGCCACGGTGAATTCCTTTCAAGTCTTAGCGGGATGCCTGCGCTTGCAACCTACGCATCTGCCGGGCGCGTTCAGCTTCAATCCACTCCGACGTGCTCATGCTCTTGATGGAGCGCGGGTCAGTCGTGTCGTAAGACGGGTTGTTGCTGCTTCGGGCCGTGACAGGTGTGATCGGTGCTGGCGCTGACGTAGTTCGTTTGACGGGCGGATTGTCGGTCAGTCTGCCTTCAATCTTCCCAATTTCTTTTGCCTGCAAGAACGGCGACAAGCGCGAGATACGGTCCGCTTCTTTGGGGTTGGCTCCGAGGTAGTAGGCTACATCAGGGCCAACATCAGAAGCGCGGATCGTTTCGGCCATCACGTCAGTGATTCGGACGCTCGGGTTGTAGGCGACTTGTTCGAAGTCGTCGTACTTGTTTCGGGCCTCTTCTTCCCTGTCGTGGTAAGCGTCAGCAATCGCTGCCTGAGCCTTTTGCTGCTCTCGCAAGGCAATCAGTTCTTCGGCCTTCTTTACGGCCAGCGCCTCCGCGTATGCTTCCGGAGACTCAAACTGATCAACTGGCGGAACATCTTTTGGCGCAGACTGCCTAGTTTGCATTTCTGCCAACTTGGCCGCTTGCTCTCGTTCCCACTGTCGACGCGCTTTCTTAAAACGCTTGTCCACCACCTCGTCAAGTTCTGCCTGAGTAAACAATCGTTCCGCAGGTTTTTCCTCAACGGGCTGTTGTTCAGCGTTTGCCGGCGTATGAAGCTCTGGTTCCGGGGTGGCCGTCACCTCGGGTGCTTGCACGGAGTCAACTTCCGCTAAGGTATCTGTGGTCATAAGTACTCGTTAGAGTGCCCGGTGCGCTGCGCCGGTACAGTTGGTAAAACTATAGCACTTCTGTAAAGCTAGGCCAAGACAACTTCAACCCACGTCAAAGTAGTCTCGTCCCAGCGGTATGGTTTTCCGTCTGTCGGATACGGCGCAGGCGCGGCCCAACGGCAGGTAGCTTCGTCAAGCATCCATGACGGATACGGCTGTGGCGGGATGAACGCATCACGCTGCGCGTCGTAACTAAACCCAACGCCTGCGTAGTTCTTACGCATGTTGCCGTTGTAGCTGGTCTGCACCCAGGTCGTATCAGCGCCGAACAGAGACTGGCAGAACGCAATGCCTTTGGCTTCAGACTCCACACCGTTGTCCATCAGCTCGTTGTTATGCACAACGATAACTTGGGTAGCGATGTTGTTTGTGTCAAGCTGTGCGAAATGCGCCATGTGTAACCTCAAAACGTAATGGAACCGGAACCGGTCCATTTGTAGATACGGAACCCGCCGGCAACCGTAACAGTGGGGGAGCCGGTTGTGGAAGCGGCTGCGGGGAATGAGTCAGAGTACCGCACGATGACAACGCCTGAGCCGCCGTTTCCGCCATCGTAGCCGCTGCCACCTTGTCCCGCGCCGCCGCCCCCACCGCCTGTGTTAGCAACACCATTGCTACCTACGCTGTTGCTACCGCCATCGCCGCCGCCCCCATTGCCGCCCGCACCGTCTGAGGCGCCGCTTTGAGCTCCGCCGCCGCCGCCGCCAGCGTAGGTTGTAGAAGATCCCGACAAAGAATTAGCCGTTCCGTTGCCGCCATTACCACCAACGTCGTCACTTGTTCCAGAAGCATTTGTACCTACAGCACTTGCGCCGCCGCCGCCGCCCCCGCCTCCAGGTGTTGGGCCCCCATTGCCACCTGCGTTTCCTTGCCCGGATGTGCCTGCCGCGCCTGTGTTACCTCGGCCACCGCCACCGCCACCAGAACCGCCTGTGCGGCCATTACTGCCCGCCCCGCCGCCACCCCCACCTTTGGTTGCGGTTATGGTGGAAAAAACAGAGTCGTTTCCGTCTGCGCCTTGGTTGTTTGCTGTACCGCCCGAACCACCACCGCCAACAGTTACGGTATACGAAACGCCAGTTAGGACACTGAGCGAAGACTGACGATAGCCGCCAGCCCCAGCACCGCCGCCGCCGCCGTCATTATTGTCCGCTGCACCACCGCCGCCGCCACCCGCAACAACAAGATAGTCAACCGTGCGGGCTAAATTAGTACGGTTAAAAAGCCCAAACCCGCGAGCGGTTGCCGCGCCTGATGTAGCAATCAGTGGCATAAGCGGCTCCTTACTTGAACTGCGTTTGGGACGCAAGAACGGTAAACGCCGCGCTGCCAGTTTTTATGATGGTGTACACATAGGCGTCGATTCCCGACACGTTGCCTGCGCTCCATGCCGTGCCACCTTGATACTTAGGCGTGACTGCACTGCCATCTACCTGCACCACGTTGTTGTAGTAGGCCGTAGCGCCCTGGGTTACCAAGAAGGCTACCGTCATGCATTGACCTGTACTCATTGCCGTGTTCAGGCTGGTGCCGCTAGATGCGCGGAAGTTCACCGTCCAGTTGGCTGAAGCGTTGGTCGTGTAGTACAGGACCGACTGCGTGGTCACATCGTAGTTAATCGTACCCGTTGCAGCAGTGGCAGAGATGGTGCAAGTCTCGGCAACATCGTTTAAGACCATTGCCAGGGCGCTAGAAGACCCACTGAACGTCTGCGTAGCGGTAAACGTGTTTACGGACGTAGCAACTACGATATTGTTCGGCGTTATCAGGTTTGAAAGGTTTGCCATGCTATGTCCTTAGAACGTGATGGTGCCGGAGCCGGTCCATGAGTAAATCCGGAATCCGCCAGTAACGGTTATGGTTGGTGAGCCGGTTGTTGATGTTGCGGGTGAATACGAATCTGCGTAGCGGATGACGACGATACCGGAGCCGCCTGCGCCGCCGTTAGAACTTGTACCACCGCCACCGCCACCGCCACCCCCAGTATTAGTCGTACCGCTTGTTCCGGTGCTTGTAGCGTTACCGTCACCACCACCTCCAGAACCGCCAGTACCTGGAGTACCACCAGTGGCGTATGTTCCGGCCCCGCCGCCACCAGCGTAAGTAACAGATGCTCCAGAAATACTGGACGCAGAGCCGTTTCCGCCGTTGCCCCCGGTTGTACTTGTGCCGTTTCCGCCTGTCGCAGAAGCGCCACCACCACCGCCGCCACCATAATTTGGACTACTGTTTACGGCGGTCCCGCCGTTATTGCCCTGCCCTGCCGTGCCTGTACCAAAAGAGGACGCTTGATCATAGTTTGCGCCGCCGCCAGAACCACCATTTTTTCCGGGAGTTCTCGGAGATGCTTCCGCAGAGCCGCCAGCACCGCCACCTGTGGATGTTATGGTGCTAAAGACGGAGTTAGTACCATTAGATGGGGGCTGCGCAGCCGATCCGCCGCCACCAACAGTTACCGTAATTGCAGAACCAGAACTAACAGCAAATCCTGACGCTGTGCGGTAACCCCCCGCACCACCACCGCCTCCAGACCTGCCTCCACCGGCACCGCCGCCAGCAACAACAAGGTATTCAACGGTGGGTGGAGGCCCCAAAAGCCCGCCTTTCGCCCCAACAAACATCTGCATGATGCCTGTCATGTCACGTTCCCCGACACCACGCAGACGGTGCTGCTGATAAACAGAATGGTCGCCACGCCGCGTGTTGCAAGCGTCATCGTTGCCTTATCCGTGTCAGTACCAGCTATGTAGGCAGTCGTGATGCTGCAAGTGATCGTGATATTACCGGTCGTGTTGTTGAAGATGCTGATGGCATCTCCCTCGGCAAAAGTAGAGTCAGGGATTGTGATGCTGCCGCCAGAACCAACCTGCACATACTTGCCAACATCGTTCACACCAAGCGTGTACGTGCCCGTCTGTGTGCCAACCGCTGGGAGATTACGGAACCCCACTGTGAAGGTTTCGTTGGGAATCGTGACCGTGCGGTTAGCTGACAGCGTGGTTGGCGTGAGAGTGACAGCGTAAGACGATGTGCCGCCTGCTCGGCCAGCAATGATCACTGCGTCTTGCGTAGCCGCAGCTTGAACCGTCTGCGTTCCCGTGAACGTATTAACCGCGTTGGTGACTGCAATGTTTGCGCCAGCAAGCGTGGTGGCCCCTGTACCGCCGTTGGCGATAGGCAGCGTACCCGTCACGCCGGTAGTCAAACTGACGTCGGTGATCGTGTTGCTGGAGCCGCTGATGGTCTTGTTGGTCAGCGTCTGCGTGCCAGTGAGAGTTACCGCGTTCCCGCCGTTACCGCCAATCTGTGCGTAGATTTCCCACGTGGTGCCGTCATAGATCAACTGGACATTGGCCCCGGTGATATCACACACAAGATCCTGGGCAAGCCCGCCGATAGTCGATCCGTTTCGTCCAACCGTCAGATTGTTCGTGCCCCAGTTTGCCCCCGCATCAGCAACCACCACCTGTGCGCCTGTAGACGGGGTAGCGGGCAATGTGACTGTAAACGCACCGCCAGAAGTGTCTGTAAGGATGCCCTCTTTATCCGACGCCGTGTAGGTAGTCGTCTTGTAAACGTAAGTCAGCCCGCCCCCCGCTGCTGGCGCAGCAGAAGTCCAAGTAGTGCCGTTGGAAGTCAGCACGTTTCCGTTGGTCCCCGGCGCAACAACTTGGAAAGCCGAAGTGCCGTTGCCTAGAAGGACGTTGTTAGCTGTAAAAGTTGCCGCGCCTGTGCCGCCGCTGCCAACAGGCAGCGTGCCGGTAACTTCCGAAGTCAGGTTTACGTTGCCCGCCGTAAACGCTGATGTCCCGTTACCCTTGACCACGCCCGTGAGCGTTGCTGCTCCCGTGCCCCCGTAAGAAACGCCGATTTCGGTGCCTTTCCAGACACCTACACTGATTTCACCAAGGTCGTTAATCTGAACACCGGAGTTCTGGATGAGCTTGCCGGACGTACCATCAAACCGAACCACCGCGTTATCAGTGCTGGACGCTGGTCCGGTAACATCGCCGCCGCCAGCCCCACCGCTGGCC